AGGAGGATTTGTTTATTATTACATTCCCTCAACAACCACATTTAAAAATACATATCAAGACGATCAAGGCACTACTTTAAACACTAACCCAATTGTGTTAGATGGTAATGGTCAATGTCAGGCTTATGGTGATGGTTCTTATCGTCAGCAAGTTAAAGATGTGAATGGAAATTTAATTTGGGATGTACAAGTTGATGCACCACTTAATTTAGGTGATATTGAATCAGTTTATAGTGCTGCAAATGGTTCATCATTAATAGGATTTGAACAAGGAAATTCATCTGGATATTTCACAAATGCAGCAACAAGAAATGTCCAAGTTAAATTAAATGAATTTGTATCTGTTAAAGATTTTGGAGCAACTGGCAACGGCACAACAGATGATACAACTGCAATATCAAATGCGGTAGCTAGTGGTGCAAATTTATATTTCCCAACTGGAACATATTTAATATCTTCTCCAATTACTTTAAGCACAAATGGACAAATGTTTATTGGAACTGGTGGCATATTAAAACGTGCATCAGGATCAATGGAAGCAAGTTCAATATTTAATGCTACAAATATTAATAATTTATTGTTTCAAAATTTAAATTTTGTAGTTGCATCTGGCACTGCTCATGGGCAAAACGGTGGATTTATATATTTAAGTGGATGTAATAATGTAAGAGTATTTGACAATGTATTTAATGGTCAAATACCTGGACTTTCAACTCAAACCGAAAGTATATTTAGCGCTGTTAACACTCCAAATTGCAATCAATTATTAATTAGAGGAAATCAATTTTTATACATATTTGGAAATTGTTGTGGAGCTAATAATGCTAATGGATCAGGTGTTTATGGCGCTAATGTATCAATAGTTAATAATTTGTTTTATAACAGTGTAGACACTGGTATTGGCAATTGGACAGGAGCACAAGATATTTCAATCATTGGAAATATTTTTTATAGAAATGATTATTCAACTGCTTACAACGGTGTAATGATTGATGTTGCAGGAGCAAGCAATGTAACAATTGTTGGCAACGTATTTACTGGAAATTCAATTGGTGTTCGAGTATTAACTAATCTTGGATACCCTGATCAACAAATTAATATTTGCAACAATGTATTTCAAGCTCAATATGCTTCATCCACTGAGCCAGCTACGGGAATTAAATTAGCTGATTATGGAACTACAACACCCAGTTCAACTGAGTTTTCATTAAACATTTTAGGAAATTCATTTAATGTTGTTACTTGGGGTATTAATTTTGCATCAACAACAACCAGTTCAGGATCAAATTCAATTTATCAGGTAGCAAACAATGTATTTAATATTGCTGCTTCTAGTACAACTGCATTAGCATTTAATGGTATTGCTTATCAAGGAACAAATGAATTTGTACCATCAAGAAATACATTTATTGGTTCAGGTGGATTGGCAGTATTAGGAACTATTCCAGCTATTTCATTATTAGGCGGTACTGAAACTTTAGCGTTTCAGAAAAATAATTTTACATTTAGTGGTACATCTAATCAAATTTTTGGATATTTTCAAGGTGGCCCAGGTTTATATGCTATTCAAGCATCATTAGGAACTTGTACTGATAACTCTGGAATTGGTGGGTATCTTTTAGTAAATACATTATCTGGAACAAACATTTTTTCTAATGTAATTCAAGCATCTCAAAGTAATAGTGTTGTTACATATTTATTTGAAATAAATAGTAGTGGTACTTATGAAGTTTTATTTAATCCACATCCTGCTGGAAACACAGATGTTTATTATTATTTAAATGTACTTAGGGTGGCATAAATGGCTGATATTGATCCAAATATAACTAAAGACGCAGTAAAAGAAGCACTCAAAGAATGGCTAAATGATCAATTTGCAGCGTTTGGAAAATGGACTTTTACTGGTCTAATGTCAGCTGCGTTTGTCGGATTTGTTTATCTTTGGTTGGCTGGGCATGGTTTTTCAATAAGCAAGTGAGGCGATCATAGACCCTTTTACCTTAGCAATGATGGCCATTGGCGCAGTTAAATCTGGTGTGGCTATGTATAAGGAGGCCAAGACAGTTGGCAAAGAGGCTTATGGGATTATGGTTGAAATCTCAAACGGTCTAGGGTCTTTTTTTGAGCACTATGCAAAAGCGCATGAGGAACTGAAAGAAAAAGAAAAGAACCCTCCAAAGGGTAAGTCGTTACAAGCTCAAGCTCTTGAAAATGTGTTGGCGAGAAAACAATTAGAGCAAGCTGAGTACGATTTAAGACAAATGTTGACGTATCAATCACCTCCTGAATTGGGTGCATTGTGGACAGATTTTCAGATCGAGAGAGCAAAGTTAGTTGCTGATAAAGATAAATTTGATCGGGCACAAAAAAAAAGGATGAGCGAGAGGCTATCCAGCACGCAAAAGAGAGAGAGTTGTTTCAGTTTAAGGTTGCAATATGTATTGCGGTTCTTGTCTTTTCACTCACTTGCTTTAGTTTGATGTATTACATACGCATGGATTATCAACAAAGTCTCATGGGAGACAAAGCGCATATTGAGTTTAAAAAGAAGTTTCAAAATAATTCAATTGAGATGGAATGTTTTAAGATTTTTCAAGAAACAGGGTTATTACCAAAATATTGTCCATGATAGGCATTAACCAAACTTCAGATCAAATAACCGATTCACCATTGGTGAAGGATGATTCATCATGGATTAACGCAAAATGGCGGCCAATGATGGGTTGGATGTATATGGCGGTTTGTATTTGTGACTTTATTATTTTTCCGATGTTTTGGTCATTAATCCAGGTTTACGGTAAGGGCAAAGTTGATGATCAATGGAGTCCACTTACCCTGCAAGGCGCTGGGTTCTTTCATCTAGCAATGGGTGCGGTTCTTGGAATAACTTCATTTGGTCGGTCACAAGAAAAGATGACGGCAATGACAACTCCTCCAACAAAATGATTTACATTAAACTGGTTTTTGTTTTAATCGTGTCCATTGCTTCAGCAGCTGGAGGATGGTACTTTGAGCATTTAGAGTACAAGTCGCTACAGGCAGAATATTCAGCTTTTCAGGATAAAGTCAGCAATGAGGGTAAACTTCAAGAGGTTAAAAATGAGCAAATCAAATCTGAACAACAACAGATCACCAAGACTGTATCGAGTAATTATGAGTCTAGGATTGCTCAGTTGCATAAGTATTATGGTGGGCTGCTCGTCAGTCAAACCCGTGCCAGTGCCAGTGCAATGCCCAACATTTCCACTCCCTCCCTCAAACTTGATGCAAGACCCTCCTACGAAGTCACTATTGCAGATTGTGCCCAAACAACTCAACAATTAGTCAGTTTGCAAGATTGGATCAAACAACAAAGTGAAGTTAAATAATGGAATACTCAAAAGACGGTCTCAAGTTAACTGAACGCTTTGAGGGATGCAGGCTTGAGGCTTATCCTGATCCTGGTACTGGTGGCGATCCGTGGACGATTGGTTATGGCCACACAGGTAAAGATGTATTTGAAACTCTTGTCATTACCCAAGAATACGCTGAGAAACTGCTATTAGAGGATGTGCAAAAAGCGGTTGATAACGTGAACGCTAAACTTAAAATTGAAGTCACACAAGACGAATTTGACGCACTGGTGGACTTTGCTTTTAATTGTGGTTGTCGCAACTTGGACAATTCAACCCTGCTCAAGAAAGTCAACGAAGGCGATCACGAAGGCGCAGCTGAGGAATTCTTACAATGGGATAAAGCAGGCGGTCACGTTATGGCCGGTCTTTTAAAAAGAAGGCAAGCCGAAGCAGCATTATTTTTATCTGATTTAGCAAAATGAACGATTTAGCAGATGACGCTCACCAGGCTGAGGAAAGCCACAGGGAATCTTCACTTAATTTAGCTAGAAAACAAAAAGAAGTTAAATTTACTGGGTTTTGCCTCAACTGCAACAACAAGCTCATTGAAGGACGATTTTGCCCAGGCGGTGAGTGCCGAGAAGATTACGAACTCAACCTCAGAATCGGCAGAATCAGGGGTAAATAGCAAGCGCAATATCAAGAATCTTGATTAAATAATCTCTGGTTTCTTGATCTTTTTCAAAGGCATCAGCATTTTTAGCGATGGTCTTTGAAATGTCTAGGTCTTTGATCAATTCTTTAAATTCAGTATCAGTAATTTCACCATCTTCATGCTGAGTTTTATACATCTCAGCCAGTGCTTTAAGTTCAACTGGATTCATTTTTTAACGCTTTCAATTGTTTCTTGGAAACCTTTTCCAAATACTTTCATAAAGCATTGCTCAAGCATTTTGATATCTTCAGGTGAAGTTTCTTTTTTAAGAAAATCAATTGCTTCTTGGATTTGTGGCCATTTGTGGTGGCTTGATTTGTCTAAAAAATTCTGAATTCTATTAAGTGCGATCTCTTTATTCATCTTGGTTTGTTTCCAATTACTTTTTGAATGGTTTTGGCATTATTTTCAATCAGTGCTAATTTTGCTTTGCAATATACACGACTAGGGTTTTCACTGATATACAGTTCATTGACCAATTTTGATAGGTCTTGAACCAGATTGATTGTGGGTTGATTATCGGGTTGAAACTCCACAAAATTAACCAAGCGCAAAGCGGTCAAATTGAGCGTTTGGCGGGATTCTTTAGAGCAGTCTAGTGTTTGTGCTTGGGTTCGCAAATCGTTGATTAGAGCGT